CAGGCGATGGCGACTAGGCTAGGAGGGACGGGGGCCGAAAAAGACCCCCGCCCCTCCCGGGTCAAGAAAAGCAGACCCGTTAAGCTTTGTTCTTAATAGAACTTATAGATCCCAAGTGGGACTTAAAGTTCGAGCTACGATGTAACTACCTTGTTTCCTAACGGGGAACATAGTCTTTGCACGTAGAGAAGGCTCCCACCAGTCATTCCTGATGATGGGTTTCTTCAACCATATGCAATACCGTAGGAACTCGTCACGGGCACGGTCGGTCTTATAAACAAACCGACAATACCTAAACGAAGTCCATCCCTGCTCTGAGCAAGCTACTTCGCTGAACTTAGCGTTGTAACAAGCCCGGAGCCTTCTCCAATCGGCCGTTTGTAGGCCGGAGTCGTCAGGGAAACCGGGTGGCACCAACTTAATCTTCAGTCGGTGTTTCCCGAACAACCCAAATAGGTACTCAAGAAGAGCCTTTTCGTACACATACGTTTGCTCACCGAAATACGAAATGTATTTCTTTAAAGTGGCATTCATAATTATGTACAACCAAGGCTCGAGAGCACTCATCGAGGTTGAGGTAGGCGCCTTTATATATAACGGGCGCACATATGAACCGTGGTAAAAATCACCACCACAGCTCTCCCGGAAACCGGGGCCCTCCGAAAAATACGATTTTTCTGTATTAACGGAGAATCCAACCGCTTCAGCGTTCGCCATAAAGGCTTGCGCATCCACAGTCGGTAGGATACAGTCATCGCCAAACACGGACACCAAGTCCCGCTCCTCAGGTAAACTGAGAAGGGAATATGGATTCTTCCGCGTTCGCTGCATGACTGTCGCCACCCCAATTGCCCAGAATACGAGAGTCTCCAGCGGAAACGTTCCCGCGTTCCCCATAGTACTCACCATGTTCAACTCCACTGTTTCTCCCAGGATTTCCATCCTTGGGCAGCGGAGCTTGGTTACGTACTCAAACCATCGCGGCGGTAATAAATACCGCAATAGTTCTATCGAGACACAATCACTAGCTGACGCGAAGTCAATGGTGGAGAAATTTCCACTTATCGACCCTTGCCAAGCAAGATCCTGATGTCTCTGGGGTAGACTCTCTACGTCCAAACCCACCTCACGGAGCCTTGAATATAAGATGGCCATCAACGACTGCTGAAAATACATATTCAGAGTCGGCTCGATGGCAATCATTCGTCGCTTCGTGGATGTTTTTGGTACGGTCGTAGCACGCGACGCTTCAATTATATCGTATTCTTCCACGAGTATTTTTCCTTCTCGTGTTAGGCGGTCCAAATTCATTTCTTGGATCGCGGTGCACAAAAGTTTATCATGCACCAAGTATTGACGATATAAAGAAGCCACCTCTTGCGTAGAGCTAAGAGGCCAGGAGAACTTAGCCTCAAGGGAAGTGTCGGAAAACTTGACACCCCTTGTGACACCACTCGAGTGAGTAGTGTTTTCGGCTAATTCTTCCCAAGTGATATCCCGCACAGTCCAGTGCACTAAGGCACGGGCCCGTTTGAGCATTCGCTCATGCGAGGTCAGGTGAGCCATTGGAATGTCGCGAGGGACCCGGAAACTCCGGTTAACTTCGCCCATCCGTTGGTTCGTGAGGAGAAAAGCTGAATAAGCCTCTCTCTCCAACTTGCCG